AGGGACAAGATATGCGAAGAAAATGTTGAGACCAGAATTTTATGGTAAAATATATGTAAGTGGCTTAAACGCATTGTAATATTTTTCAAGCTAATTAAACAAGTAAGCCGAGCTTTTGCTCGGCTTTCTTATTCTTAACAAATTTTATAATATTTATAATAGACGCTAAGAAAACTTTAATTAAATATGAAAAAAATAAATCTAAAACAAGTAGAACAATATTCAATAGAAGGAATATTATTAAAAACATTCAAAGACGCTTCAGAGGCATCTATTGAATTTTCAAATTATGATTCTATTATAAGTTGTTGTAAGGGAAAATACAAAACATCAGGTGGTTATATTTGGAAATTCCAGGGAGAAAATATAGAACCAATTCAAAATAATAAACAAATAGATCATTATTGCAAAATATGCAATTCAGGAGAAACAATAAGGTCAATGGCAATGCATCTTAAATTTGTTCATAATTTAAAAACAGATGAATATGTAAAACAATATGAAGAATATAGACCTAAAAATCTTAAATCTATTGAAACAAAAAATAATTCAATATTTAAATGTAATATATGTAATGAAAAATTAAATAGTAATCAACATTTAATGTATCATTTAACTAAAATTCACCCAAAAGTAACTAAACATGATTATATAGTAGAACATATGTTAAATGGTAATAAACCATTATGTAAATGTGGGTGTGGAGGAGAAGTTACTATAATAGAAGGAGGAAAAAATAATGATTTAAATAAATATACATATTTTAGGGATTATATTAAAGATCATTGGGATTGGGAAGTATTTTCAACTATAGGAAAACAATCTAAAGAAGAAATAGAATTAGTAGAATATATAAAAACTATATATAAAAATGAAATACAAACAAGTGTAAGAGGATTAATACCAAAAAATGAAATTGATATTTATTTACCTAATTTAAATATAGCAATAGAATATAATGGATTATATTGGCATTCTGAAAAAGGAGGTAGATTTGAAGATTATCATATGAATAAAATGAAGCAATGCAATAATAAAGGTATAAGACTAATCCAGATATTCTCAGATGAATGGATAAATAAAAAAGAAATAGTAAAATCTAAATTAAATTCTATAATAGGAAATAATCTAATAAATAAAATATATGCTCGAAAATGCACTATAAAAGATATATCACCTCAAATAAAAAATGAATTTTTAGATAAATACCACATTCAAGGAAAAGATAAAAGTAAAATTAAATATGGGTTATACCATAAAGATGAATTAGTAGCTGTCATGACTTTTAGTAATCCTAGAATGGTTTTAGGGGGTAAAAACAAACCAGATTTTTATGAATTATCAAGATATGCTACAAAATATAATATAGTAGGTGGAGCATCTAAACTTTTAAAACATTTTATAAAAAATAACACCCCAAAATATATATATTCATATTCAGATAACAGATGGAGTGATTTAAATAACAACATGTATTTTAAAATAGGATTTACAAAAGAATCAATTAGTAAACCCAATTATTCATATACTAAAAATTTTTTAGAAAGAATACATCGTTTTAATTTTTCAAAACAAAATTTAAAATTAAAAGGAATTGATATAAAAAATAAAACAGAAAAGGATATAATGAATGAATTAGGTTATTGTAGAGTATGGGATTGTGGAGTTACTAGATTTGGATTAAATATTAATTCTATTTTATTTTAGTAATATTTATAATTAAATTACTAATATGAATATACCAATATATAATGGTAATCCTACATTTACCACAGGTTCTACTCCATTTGGGTTTTATGATAATGACACCGATTTTCAATTAGATGCTGTTAGAGTAGCTAAATTTTGCGCTAATAGATTAGGTTACCCCTTAGTAGATATTGAATTACAGTCAGGCTCATTTTTTACAGCGTTTGAAGAAGCTATAACTAAATATGGTAATGAAATATATGCTTATAAAATAAGACAAGATTTTTTAGATTTAGAAGGAAATTCCACAGGTTCTTCTTTAAATAATGCTTTAATAAGACCTAATTTAGGAAATTTACTAAGAATATCAGATCAATATGCTGTTGAAGTTGGAACGGGGGGCGATTTAACATGGTATACTGGTTCTATAAGATTACAAGAAGGTGTTCAAGATTATGATTTAAACCAATGGGCCTTAGAACATGGATTACAAAATCAAGATATAGAATTTAAACGTTTATTTCATTCTCAAAAACCAGCATCTGTTAGATATCTAGATCCTTATTTAGGTGTAGGAGGTGGTTTTCAAAATGTATTAAATGATTTTGGGTGGGGTAATTATGGTGTTGCTAACCAAGCTACTTTATATCCTATATATTTTGATGTTCAGAAAATTCAAGAAATTGAAATGAATGATACTATTAGAAGATCTCAATTAAGTTTTGAAATAGCTAATAATATGTTAAGAATATTTCCTATACCTGATAATGGAAGTCATAATATGAATTTATGGTTTAATTATATATTAAAATCTGAAAGAAGTAATCCAATAGCGATGTCGGGTTCAAATAAAATAACTAATGTATCTAATGTACCATTTAATAACCCAACATATTCACAAATAAATTCAATAGGAAGAAGTTGGATTTTTGAATATACATTGGCCGTATGTAAAGAGATGTTAGGATATGTTAGAGGAAAATATTCAACGATCCCTATTCCAAATTCAGAAATATCATTAAATCAAGGAGATTTAATTACAGCTGCTACATCTGAAAAAGAAGCATTGATAGCAAAACTTAAATTATTTCTAGAGGAAACATCTAGAGAAAAAATACTTGAAAGAAAGTCTTTAGAAACTATTTCAAGAGTACAAGAATTACAACAAGTTCCATTTTTAATATATATGGGATAATATGAGTATGTATGGTGGTTTAAGAGATATTTCTTTATTTAGAAATTTAAATAGAGAGTTGTTAGGTAATATTATTACTCAACAAATAGTTTATTATAAGTTTGATGTTGTCAAAAATAAAATTAATATGTATGGGGAGGCAGTAATCAAAAATTTTCTTCAACCGGTTTTATTAAATTGTTTAGTTGAAAGAACAGATCAAGTGTGGGAATCAAGTGATTTAGGACCTGATATAACCGCTCCTTTTAAATTTGCTTTTTTTAAAGATGATTTAATAGATGCTAATGTATTTGTAGAGGTTGGTGATATAATAATGTGGTATGAAAGATATTTTGAAGTACAATCATTAATTGAAAACCAATTATTTGCAGGTAAAAACCCAGATTATCCATATAATCAAAATCCCCTAAACCCAGGATTAGAAAATTTTGGTTCTAGTATATCCTTAGTAGTAGATTGTCAATTAGTACCTGCCGATAAATTAGGTATAACAAAAGAAAGATCATAATGACTGAAAGAAGAAAACCAATACCAAAAACCCAAAAGGAAATAAGTAATGATCAAATTAATCCTTATGATAAAACTATAGGTAATCCTAATGATGCTGCTAAAATAAATGATCCAAAAAATAGAGCTAATCAATTAACATTTAAAGGAGATACAGTAAAACCTTTTAGTGTTGGTATTCAAGATATAGATGAATCTATAATTTATTATTTTCAAAACATTATTAAACCTGTAGTTTCACAAAATGGAACCCAAATTCCAGTACCTATAATATATGGTGCTCCTGAACGTTGGAAATCTGTTCAAAGAGATGGATATTATAGGGATAAAGATGATAAAATTATGGCTCCTCTTATTATGTTTAAGAGAAATACTATTGAAAAAAATTACTCTATAAGTAATAAATTAGATGCAAACCAACCAAATAATTATGCTGTATTTACTTCTAAGTGGAGTGATAGAAATAGTTATGATAATTTTAATGTATTAAATAATAGAAAACCTCAAAAAACATATCATGCTGTTGTAATCCCAGATTATATAACATTAAGTTATAGTTGTATAGTTTATACATACTATATTGAACAAATGAATAAAATAGTTGAATCTATTAATTATTCATCAGACGCATATTGGGGTGATCCTCAGCGTTTTAAATTTAGAGCTAAAATTGATTCATTTAATACTAATACTTCATTAAATCAAGGAGAAGAACGTTTAGTTCGCACTGAATTCAACATTAAATTATATGGTTATATTATACCTGATACTATTAATAAAAGTTTAAGTGCATTAAATAAATTTCCTGATAAAACAAAATTTTTATTTTCATTAGAAACATCCAATACATTAGAAAACACAGAAACTACCCCTAATAATAAAACTAATAATGGTGGGTATAGAACAAATTCAAATGCTAGATTTTTAGATCAAACACCATTAGGAGCGTTTCAAGGAATTAATAATATTGATATAGCTAGTGTTATAACAAGTGGAAGTTTTACAAATCCTAATTTACAATTATATAGAGGAGATGATACTATAATTAGTATTGATTTAAGAACATTAATACCTTATACATCATCTTATGCTTTAACAGCATCTTATGCTCTAAATGCTGGAATAACTATAGATACGGGTTCATTTGTAACAACTAGCTCATTTAATTCATTTACAAGTTCATATAATACTGGTAGTTTTACTGGTTCATTTGTAGGAAACGGTAGTGGATTAACAAATATACCTACTCAATCTTTTAATACTGGTTCATTTGCTACAACAGGTTCAAATATATTTTTAGGTAACCAAATAATATCAGGATCTTTAAATATTAATGATTCCCAAATAATAGAAATAAAAATAACATCATCAATAGCAGGTACAAATATTTTATTACAACAACCAACAGGTTCTTTTACCTCAATTAATGGACGATATACTTTATACAAAGGAACTTCATCAAGAGCTGGGGAATTTATAACAGTATGGAACGGAATATCAACTTCATATTATGAAAATTCAACATCAGATATAGGAGACACATCGGATGTAATATTTCAACCATCTATAGTATCAAGTCAGATCCAAATAAATACTACAACTGTTTCACCAGGATGGTATATAAAAATGTTAATTACATATTTATAATAAAATATAAAGGTTGGATAGGGAAAA